GGTGCGCGACTAGCGCACGCGCCGCCAACACCACGCGCGGATTGATCTCTGTGCTTCCCCATGTGTAGGACACCTGCACAGTGCCCCGCCAACGGTAGGGCACACCACCCACACGGCGGGTCAAAATGCCGGTCTGTGGTTCATAGGTGAACGAATCACCACCAGCATTTGGGGTGGCCGAATAGGGGATGGTGTAGGCCGCTGTGCCAATGTATTCAATTGCGCTGGTCGGGGTTGTTGGTGACTTACGGCGCAAAACTAATTGCGAACCAGCCGGTTCATGTTCTTCAACCCGACTAGATGGCAAAACCGCGATGTTCAAAGGTGAACACAAATCAACCATGATCTGTGTGGTGGCCGCAACATACAACCGCAATTCATCATCATTGACCGTTTCAGTGGCATCAAGGTTCAATTCATCCCGCGCATCACCAAGGCTGATCACTAATTGTGGATCAGTGGCCCACACATCGGCGGTGTCAGTGTAAGGGAAACCACCAGCATTTGTTCCTGTGGCTGTCCACCTTGCGCGGTGACGGCCCGCAAGGGTTGATGTAAGGGTGGCAACATAGTTGCCGGTTGAAGGATTGGTGATTGTGCCAAGCGATGTTGTGCCATCGGGCAAGGTGATGGTGCAAACCGGTGTTGTGCCGGTATTGACCAAAGCACCGGTGGCATCCTTCACCGTCACAGCAAAGGTCAAAACCTGCCCGATTTCATAGGTAGTCAAAACGGTTCACCTTCACTTCGCTTGGGTTTGACCTGATCACAGAAATTTTGGTTGGCACATAACCACCAACGGTTTGCCGGCCAGCATTGAAAGCATCAACCTTCGATGGTGTTGATTGCGCACCTTCTGGGTACGTCCCGCCATTCCTGTACAGAAATGTTGAACGGTAATTTTGTGACATTACACACCGCCAAGAATCGCATCAATCTTTGCTTGCATCTGGGTGGCAAGGTCTTTCACCGAAGCATCGGCACTAGCCTTCACCGCTGAAACCGTTGAACCACTGATCGGCAAAGGTGTGATCGGTTGCGCCAACGCGGCTTGCCGGTCTGCCTCGGCCTGATCCTTCGCCGCAATGTAGGCGTTTTGTGCTTCAGCGGCTATGCGCCACGTGTCTAGTTCGGATTGCGTTGGTGGCTCTACGCCTTCGGGCAATTGTGGTGGCGTGATTGTCATCCTACAAACCCCACTTCAGAAACGCGAACGCTTGCCGAATTAGTGGCAAGCCCAAATGATGATGCGCCAAACAGACGTGCATACAAAGAGTCTGTGCTACCCTGCCCAATCCGCGCATTCAATGGGCGAGAAGTAGCGGCGGCATCAGCGTCAAGCCATTCGCGGCCTGTTGTTGCGGTCTTCATCACAGTGAAGCGGTAGCCAAACCGTTCAACCAAAACAGAATCATTCACCGCAACTGTCATGCCAGAATCAAGCGTTGAAGAAGTACCGATGGCATCTTCAATTCGGATAGTGACAGCACCGGCAGAGTCAATGCGTGCGCAATAGCCATAAACGGATGAACCACTTGTAATGATCTGACCAAAGTAAAAAAACCGCGTGGACTCTGGCAATGTTGTGATCTTGAATTGTCCAGAAAAGAACGCCATCCCTGCGCCTGTTGCTGGTTTGTACCGACTAAGCCCAACCGTTGTGCCAGATGCGCTTGAATACCACGCACCGCCAAAGGTTCCGTCACGCGTCAAGTCAGACGGCACCGTTCCCGTTGCCCAAGTTGTGTCAAAATCCATTTGCCACCCGGGCAAAAGGTCACTTGACTTCATTGTTTTTGATCGTTGCGGAAGTCCGATGTAATCGCCCGCGCTGTTGATCTGCGAATTTGCACCACCGGTTGGCCACACGCCACTAGCCTTCGGGCCAATCAGCCGCGCATAGTTGCTGAACCCCAACCCCCCTTCATACGAAAGCACCATGAAATCGCCATTTGCACCTGTGGCATTGTTTGGCACATTCGCGCCTTCATAAACCACTTTGCCATCACCTGATGCGGTTTGGTAAGTCGGCGCGACACCAGCACCGTTCGCGGTCAAGACCTGACCGCTAGTGCCAGCCGCCAACCGCGTCACCGATGAAGCACCATTAGCCACGATCAGATCACCGGTTGTGGTCACAGTGGACTTCGGCACAGCGCCATTGGCCAAATCGTAAGCCGACTTCACCGCATTGGGTGTCGCGGCTGTGGTGGTCAATGTTGAAGAAGTTGAATCGGTAAGTTGAACCGCACCCTTCACCGCTGTGGTCGCATCAGCGATGGTCAAAGTCCGGTTAGCGGAAAGGTCACCACCGCCAGCCAAAGGCGCGGTTGTGCTAATCGTGCGGGCCGTTCCCACCTTGCCCGAAAGATCGGTGACCAAACCTGTGACCTGCGATTGCGCAACAGTCAAAGTCGATTGGGCAGAATTCTTCCACAAATCCGTTGCCGAATCATACTTCAACAAATCGCCATTAGTCTTGGAAGAAATCAACACATCGTGGATTTCGTCCAATTCGAAACCGTTTTGCACCTTCACATAGATTGCACCTGTGCTTGGATTCTTCTTCGCAATCACACCCAAATAGACCAAGTGAATTGGTGCAACAGGCTTGGTGACAGTCCACCCACCAGCAACAGAGCCGGACAGATAGACAATCTGCCCATCACTTGCGGCCGCGCTGGTGTCAATGTTTTCAAGGTAGCCTTCAACAATCACATAGCCATCAGCATTGTTGGCAATGTCTTCCCAAACAAAGCCTTGGGTGCGGGCCGAAGTCGCATCAGTTGTAGCCAAAGCCTTGGTCACATTCACATGGTTGCCGGTAGCACCCGACAAATAGACCGCTGTTCCCTTGGTCAAGGTTGCACCGGTACTGTTTCGAACCTTTGACAAAACAGGTTTGCCCAACACTTCAAGGTCAGCAATGCGGTCATCAACCGTGGTGAACGCACCTTCAGGGTTCAAACCAAGGGTGGTTTGCACCGCTTCAATTGCGTTGGCTTCGTTGGTGTGCACAATGTCATGTTCAAAACCCGCGTCATCTTCTTTCGTTGTTGCCGTGGGTTTCGCTAACGAATCAAAGCCCGATGGGTACGCGCTGGCCATTGGTCACACCACCTTTCACAAAGTATTCAGGGAAAAACTAGGATGCTGTTTTGCGGGTGCGCTTCGCGGCTGAACCTGTGCCAGCGGTTTCAACATCAGGCTTTACACCAAGCGCGGCCAATTCGGCGCGGATTGCTTCGACCCTTTCGCGCGGTAGTTTGTGAACGATTGCGGAATGCAATTCGCGTTGGTAAGCATTGATCGCGGTTTCGTTGTCCATCATCAATCCAATCAAAGTGTTGTGAAGTGTTTTGGCAAATTCCCCCACACCCAAACCTTTTGGGTTTGGATGTGAGAGAACCCGCCAAGGGTTGAACCGAAATTAGAAGGTCGGGGTGGCCAGACCTGTTCCGGTGACAAGTCCAATGGACTTGGGGAAACGCTCGGTGACAATTGCCGCGTAGTTGTAGAGGCGAAATAATACGGACAGGTTTGCCGCTGAAGTTTCGCGGAAAGCCTCTGCACGCTGTGTGCCTTCAAACAACACCAAGTCGCTGAAACGACCAACAACAATTGTGTCTTGGTTCGTGCCAGCACCACTGTTCGTGGGAATGTTGGCATCAAGGTACACAGGCAGGCCAAGAAGCGTGCCAACCGAACCTTGACCAGCAACGCTGTCTGCAACGCCGGTGGCGTTGTAAGGTGAGTTAGCCGCCGGCACAACCAATGGGCGATTCTGACCATCAAGCGCGGCCAAGAAGAAACCCCAACGGCGAGGGTGCATCACGATTGCATCAGCCGGCAGGAACCGGTTGGATGCGATCTGCTGAATTACATCCGCAATCTTTGGGTACAATTCCGCAACCGTGGGGGTCGTATCGGTGTAGGTGCTGGCCGAAGTTGAAGAAACATTCAAGATGCCCTTCTTTCCGGTGGCGTTGTTGCTAAGGCAGAAAACATCAAGGCGCGTTGCGTAGTCAGCCGCAAGGTCAGCCAAAATGATCTGGTCAAGGTTCACCGGTGATTGCTCCACCAATTGAACCGAAACGACCTGCTGGCCAGCGATCGTTGCAACATTGCCGACAACCGAAGTGGTCACCATGTCAGTGTTGGAAACAGCACTGTTTTGCGAAGACTGTTCGGCCGTTGATGCACCGGTGGTGATCTTCGGAAGGTTGATGCTGTCAGTGCCGGTTGGTAGTGCTTGCTTGCTGAACAGGTCAGCGGTCACACGGCCAGCGCGGGCAAGAGCAACATAGTCAGCGGTCATCCATGCTGGTGGCACGAATTCACCAATGCCACCATCGGTGGTGGAAATGGCACGCTGTTCCATGTCGGAACGGCGCAAACGCTCCACAGCACCTTGGGTGTCACCACGGTTCAACGATGTGGCGGTCAGGTCGCGGAAGTAAGAAGGCGAAGAAGGGTCGCCCTTGCGGTAGGTCGAAGGTTCAGACACAACCTGCACCGAAGCGGTGCGGGCGGCGGGTGCATCAGCAACCGTGGCCTTGCGGGCTTCTTCAGCAATCAAAGAAGTGTGTTGTGCGTCAAGACCGTCACGCTCAGAAACCAAAGCATTGAAAGTGCTGGTTTCGTCATCGGTCAAAGCGGTGCGGGATTCGGTTTCGGCGGTGGCAATAAGCGCATCAATCTTGGATTGAATTTCGGTGCGCTGTTCGGCCACGCGATCAGACAAAGCCATTTTGGCTTTCCTTTCGGTAGTGAACAAAACGGTTGCAATCGGGTGGTGGAATCTTGAAAAGATTCTCCGGCGCAATCAGCCAACCAAACCAAACACAGGTTGTGTTCGGAAACTTATTTCAAACCCTGCGGGCAATCGCACGCGCAAGGGACAAATGCAAACACCGCGAAGAAGAAGCAATGTCAGCAGGATCAAGGGTGGGAATTCCCAACGCATCAAACGCGGCCCTGTTGTCGGCGTTGTTATCAATGGCCAAGGTCACATCATAATCTTTCAACAAATCTTCAGCGACCTTGCCTTTGAATTCAGATGTTGTGGTGGCCGAATCGGGGTTCATAAAAAGTTTTTCATACACCACACCAGCGGATTTCAAATCAGCAATCGTGCCGGCACGCTCTGATTCGTTCCGGCCCGTGACAACAAACACCACACCATCAAGGTTGTTCACATAATCAATGACAGATTGAACCGGTGAACCCTTAGAAAGTAGGGTGTCGTCAATGTCGCAGATTGTGGCAACCGGCATCAGATACGCCTAGCCTTGGCGCGGGCCAATGAAAGATCAATCCCGCGCGAAATTTCTTCCATTGGTGCATCTTCCATTGGCACTTCATCCATTGGTGCATCTTCGGTTGGTGCATCTTCGGTTGGTGTGCCGATCATTTCGGCCACCGCGCCAGATGCTTCATCAAGACCATCACCCACGCTGTGAATTGTTTCAGCCGCATCTTTGATGCTTGAAAGTAATTGTTCAAGCAACGCAAGATTGGCCGGTGACAAATCGCGATTGTTCCGCAATTCAAACAGGATTTCATCCACCCGACCGGTGGAAACATTGGCCGCAACAGATCGAACCACAGCCGAACGCAAATCAGCGGTTGTGCTTGGGCTGGCGGGGTAGGTCACCACGGAAACATCAAACAGCCTGCATTCATTGATTGTGCGCTGTGTGTAATCCTGTGACCATTCTTGCCTGACCACGGCGAAAGCAAATGACATTTGATCAAGGTCACCACGCCGCATCGCGCTTCGGATAGTTTGAACCAAAGGTGAAGATTGGTCAAGTTGGGCTTCACACCGCAAACCGTTTTCATCTTCAGACAAAACCAAGGTGCCGGACTTAGTGCGGGCCAAAGGTATTCCCTCGTGGTTCACTAGCAAACGCACATCATCATTTTCTTGCAAAGCCTTGGTGAACGCACCACGCGCAATTGTTTCTTGGTATTCGCCAAGAAGATCATTGACCGCATAGGGCACACCGGTCATTGAAGCATAACCGCTGAAGGTCAGTGATCCATCATCGTTGGATCGCATCTGCAAATCGTGGACATTCAATGATCGGGTTTCGCGCAATTGTGAACGCTTCATTGTTGTGGTCATTGTTGTGGTGTGCCTTCCGTGGTCGCATCAGATTGTGTCCCACCCTGACCGGTCATGTTCATCAAATCAGCCCCATTCAATGCGCTGTTCAAGGGCAACAAATGGTCGTCACCAAATTCAGCCAAAGGTGCAAGGTCTTCTTTTTGTCGAATCTCATTCAACGAAAGAATGCCAGCGGTGCGGGCTGTTTGGTAGGCCGTGAACCGGCTGGCCGTATCGGCAAGCAAAAGGTCAGACAGATCAAAGCGCACAAAGTATTCAGGCGGAAGCATCTGCGACAGGGTGAATTCAATGCGCTTCAAATAAGGGCGCAAAGTGTGGCGGATGAAACCAATGGATTGCTGTTCAATGCCTGTGCCCCACGATGTTGAAGCCGCTGTGTCACCAACCATGTGAGGCGGAACACCAAACAAAGCCATGATGTCAGTGCGTTGAAAGGCGCGGGTTTCCAAAAATTGTGCCTGTTCAGGTGTCACACTGATTGGTTTGAACGATGCGCCACCGGTCAAAACCGCTGGCAAATGTGCTTTGTTCAAACCACCATGTGATTCATTCCATGAAGCCGCAATCACGCGGGCATCATCAGCGGTCAAAGCCCCATCAACTTCAATGACACCAGACACGGTTGCGCCCTGACCAAAGAAGGATGAACCAAATTGTTGGGCCGCCAAAGCCAACCCAAAAGTTTCTTTCGCTTCCAATGGGCCGATGCCAAGCGGGCCAGCACCAGAAACCATCAAAGGGATGTGAACCAAATCTTCGGTTGGGAAAGGTTCATGCCCAACTTCCCATGACCACCCACTAACGCGCGAACCCTTGCGCTTCGGCTTCACCGAAACATCATCAGGGTGCAACGGAACAATGCCGGTTGGGTACTTGCCAGAGCGTTCAACGATTGCGCTGTAAGCGTTCCCGCGAACCGCCAATGACATGATCCACCGGTGGACACCATTCCACAGGGGCAAGGGGTCACCATTCAGATCAACAAAAAGGTTGTTCAAACGATCCGTCATGGCCGGATCGGTGGCGCGTTGCTTGATGTTCCCATTCATTTGGTACACATAAAGCGGGGTTGAAGACACAGATTCGGCAATGATGCGCACGCACCCATAGACAGTGGCGATGCGCAACACCGAATCAGGGGTGACCAATGTGCCAGCACTTGACAAAATGCCAGCCTGTGAATTTGGCGGAATGATCGGATCGGGAAAAGGCCCTGATCTTTGTTCGACATTACGGCGAAGAATGCTCATGACCGGTCACCTTTCGTTGGCAAACCGGCCGCGAAATAACCAATCACCAAACAACAAACACCGGCAACGGCCAGCGCAACACCAACACCAAACAAAACCAATGCCGACAAAACCAGCAAAGCAAACCCAACCAATTCAACAACCGTTGAAATCATGCGACCGCCTCACAGGTAATCATTCAAATTGACAATGGAAGAAACAGCCGCCGGTGGTGGTGCGGCTTTCAAAGCGTGGGCCGCAAAGGTCACGGCATACAAAGGGGAAATGTCAAGGGAAATGTCACGGCGCGAAAAACACCACGCATCCCCAACCCTTCGGCGCGTCACACCCGACACCGCAACATCCAATGAATCTTGCCCAAGGTGGCGCAACCGGCCAGCCTTCACCAAAGAAACAAACCCACCACACGCTTGCACAACATCAAAAGTTTTCAGGGCCATCACATCAATGCCAGCCTTGGCAAGATCAGGCAACAATTGGCCGGCCTCTGATCGTGGATCAATCACCACCACATCGGGTTTGTGATCCTTCACAATCTGTTCAAGCCTTGGCAACAACCAATCCAAACCGCCATGGTGTTCAATCACATCAATGACCAACACACCATCAGCGCGGAAACCAGCCGCCGCGATAGCGGCCGAACCAGCGTTCGGTGCAACATCAACACCAATGGCAAACGCACCATCAAAACTAGCCGACACATCACGGCACACAGCCCACGCATCAAGATCAATCGGTGGATCAGAAATCACATCAACCCATTGACACAAAACTTCAGTACGGAAAACAGGTTCAGGGTCAGTGGTTGAAGCCGAAGAAATGGAGCGTTCCGAAATCAAATGACCAAGCGCGGGGTTGGCCTGTGCCCAAGCCTGACGGTCAGACAAATCACAATCATCAGGGGCAGACCATTCAAACAAAGCCAACGGCGAATCTTCACCATTTTCAATGCTGGTGATTGCCTGTGATCGAAGGTGTTTCAACACCACACTGAACCGGTCACCCGCATTGGAAAAAGCCCACACCTGTGATTGCGGGCGGGCCATCGTGGTTTTTGTCACAGCCGACCACGAATCCCAAGTCTGGTGTTCGCGTAATTCGTCCAACAAAACTAGATCACCGGACAACCCACGGCCACCACGGCGAGATGCCGCCGCGATTTTGTACCGTTCACCGGTCTTCAATCGTAGTTGTTTCCGGCCGGCGGCTTTGTCCACCGCTTCAATTTCGGCCGCAAGGTCGGGAACATTCTCTGCCATTTCGACAGCAGACAACCACGCTTCTTCCGATGTGTCCAAATTCTGTGCTGTCCCGATCACCAAAGGTGCGCGGTCAAGATACATCCGCCACAAAGACAAAACCTTCATCGCCGCTGTCTTGCCATTTTGGCGGGCAACTTCAACCACCACGGTTTCGAAACGGTATGAACCCGAATCATCCAATTCAAGCGCGTGAACAAACAACCATTTTTGCCACGGCAACAACACCATGCCCAAAACAGATTCAGCAAAATCAATGACTTCAAAACCGCGCGTGGTTTCGCGCGTCAATTCACGCTTCGGCGGTGTCGCTATCCGTGGGGCTTCCGATCCGTAAAGACCTAAGTTCGGCAAGACGGCCACCCACCCTTTCTTCAACACCAATGGATTTGCGATCCGCTGGTGTCCCGCCCAAAGCCCGAAGAGTGTTCAACAAATGCGGCCCATGCCAACCCAAAACCTTTGCGCGGTCTTCGGCTGTTTCGATCATTTCCGCGTAATGCAACGCAAGCGCAACAGTGGCCTGATCCGATGGTGTAAGCCAACCCATCTGGTCAATGCACGCGCGAACCACAATGCGCAAATCCGGTGTTGGTTCAATCTTTGGTGAAACAGGTTTCGCCATGTTCACCAATCCCTTGAAGTGCGGTGCGGTTCGGGTTCGAAATGATCCCACCAATAACGCACACCCGCGATCTGGCGGGCAATGGGAATGTTCAAACGGCCACGCTTGATCACGCGATCAACACAGGTTTTCGCATCAACCATCAACACAATTGTTTCAGTGGCCTTCACCAAATCCGCGGCCTGTTTTCTTGCCACCAAAGTTGCACCCGACCGGATCACCACAGCCTGTGCATCAGGTGTCACACCGATCTTGCGCAAAGCCGAACCGAACAAAACTTCATCGCCAGAGTACGGCGGCACATCAACATCAAAGACGGTCAGCCCATCAAAGACAGACGAATTGGCCAGCGTGCTTTTGCCGGAAGCCGGCGGGCCACACAAAAGGATCACGCGCCTAGCCACAACCACCCCGAATCCCTGTGTGCCATTCTAAGCCACCCACGCTTTGGGGGTATCCCTACACAGCCAACCACAACCAAACCAGCCCTGTGGGCATCCTGCGCCCGCACAATCCAAACCTGAACCCCATGGGGGGTCTTGAACGCAAAAAAAAGCAAAT